GCGTAAGTGGCTCCAGCTACTAGGAGTGACGCTTTGCATCTTCTAGATTACTGAGTATGGAGCCTAGCTCAATGAATATGTGACTAAAAAACCGGACCTCCCGGAGAAAATTTCATCACAAATCAATGTACAAGCTAGTTCCGGGACAGTTGTCCCCCCACAGCCACCGTGGGTAATCGTATTTGAAAGTTCAGGCACGACTTAGGGCCTTTTGGTGAGTATTTCGCGGAAACACCACTCACCGGATGTGAATTGGGCAATAATAATAAATAAATGTAAATAAATGAATAAACGTAAATGTATAAAATGTAAATATGTAGGTCTTCACAAGACTAGCGTAGGTTCTTCTTGCCCGAAGAATAACACTGGAGCGTTTAAGTACAAGCTCAGGTTGAAATCTTCCGCTACGCTAACATAATCCTTAATAGAATTTCGGGATTGATTGTCGTACCTCTGATATGAATGTATTGTATGAGAGGTGAAGGGACACACGTCCTCATCGAATTCCGTGTAGTCAAAGTATCTCGCTGGTAAGAACTTGCGATTTACTGAATATGGTAATTCCACGACGAGTGCGTGATTGTTATCGACTTTGGCCATTGCTGACAACCCTAGGGTTTCAGCCTCCGACGTTTGGCCTTTAAGTTCGATATGTCCAGACGGACCGTCCGTGTTTGCGGTTAGGACGGTAGCTGCCTTTGTGAAGTTTTGTGGTCTCATATTTCTAGAGACCGTGTGGGGTCCACCCCAAGTGGGGTTGGATGCTTTCGGAAAGACGTACATGTGCCTCAATCCGCCCGTGCGACAAGTAAATGCAGGGGTGATAAAGTTTAGTAGTGTCATTCGACATGCGTTAATTGGTACTCTGACAGGAGGAGTCGCGCGGTTCATAGTAGCGTCGATTCCATTCTGCAATCTCCCTTTGTATCTAGGGAAATCAGATGTGGTCAATTTGATGTGTGCCCAATTAAGCACATTAAAGGTGTAACAATCATGATAATTGTACCTCTTTAGTACTTGTCGAAAAGAAGTGATCGGGTCACCATCGTAGATTGCTTGAATCTGCCGCGCTGGCTGAGATGGTGATAATGTAAACTTTTTCGTGGCACAAATGGGATTGTCTTCGCAATCCTTCATGTCTTCCATTCCTGATTGTGGGAAGAAGGATACACGTTGCAAATGGTGATCCTCTGGTCCAATGACTTCGAAGTCGTCACCAGCCGATACGAAAACCAAGACACGAAGGTCATTGGGTACTACCGGACTGGGAGATGTGAGTCGGCTGAGTACGGACACCTCTATCAAGCCGTTTGCTTTGTCATCTGCGGCGAGACGAGTTGATGTGCCAAAGGGCAAAACGTTTCCAGCATTTGTTAATGTAGGTGCTTGGCAATACGATTGCGGTTGGGACCATCCGACTGCGACTTCGAAATCGTGAGTTTCCTCAATATCGATAATCAGGGTTTCATTAATATTTAGTTCAGAGCTAATGAATGCTTTGGGATCGAATCTTACCATGATACGACCTCGATGATAAGGGCTTGCAACTACCATGAACCGGAATTTAATGGTTCCTCGCCACCGGTTAAATGGTAATGCTGCAAAGCACATGGCTGTTGGGACGAATCCCTGTTGAATGATGGCCGAATTGTCTGGCGACGGATATCCTGACAGTGTGTACAAGAAGGGTGTAACCCTGCAAGTAAACAGTCGTGCGTCCGTCGCGTCCACTGGTGACCACCCAAATTGCGTAAGATACGATTGTCTTTTAGCTATTGAGGAAATTGTCATTTCATCCTCTCCGGCTAGTCCAAAAACTCGCGTATCCACCGTGTTCTCTTGTTTGACATCTAGGGATAATTTCATCGCTGTGTCGTGTATGTTCGAGTTCGCTATATTTGGGTAGGTAAACGGGATCACTCTCAAGGGCTGGTCTGCGCATATGGGTCGGCTGAAGCCAAACATGCGTGCTATCGACCCGACTTTTCCTGCCAGGGTCTGAGTTGCCATAGCCCAGGGTCCGATATAGGGAGCTTTTTCGAGCATCCCAGCCATTTTTTCAATAATAAGCGCTTTTCCAGATATCATGCCATCGTACTCACTTCCAGATTGCGGCACCAAATTTGCAGGTGGTTGGGAAGTAGATCCAATAAGAGTCACGTCCGTAGCCCAAATAATAGAATGTATTTCGATTGGGTCTGTGCCTCCATTAGAGTGTTTCAGTTGAGTAAATGTTTTCAATCCAATTGTTCCAAGTTTCCCCCAGTCCCCTTCGGGAATGGATATGGAATCAATCGGATAAACAAATGGCATGGTTAATGTGCCTCCATGTGCACCGCAGGCATCCAACATAATATTGGGTCTCTGCGTATAGGAGACAAGATTCTGCTCTCGATCAATAACATAGTGAACGTTGCTGAAGAGATCGAAAGCGCGCATTGGGGTATAATACACAAGTACTTTTCCATAGTTGAAGTTCGATCCGTTTATCACAAATTTCATGTGTAAAGTTGCTCTGATGGAATTGTAGTTGCAGATTCTGTTGATGACTCTCTTATTTCTAAAAAATAGGTCCCATGGATTTATAGTCAAGTTAAAAGTATTCCCAACGGCCCACAGAAAAGTGGGTCCACGTATGGGTCTTGCTAAAAAATCCTGAACAGAGAGAGTACTTGGTTGTCCTAATGAAAATGTGTCACCTGGTTCTGATGGAATCTCTGTGTGCCAAGTTTGTACGGCATCAGCAAATTCGACATTTTCTGTTCGTAAATTTGTATCTTGTTGTGTATTTTGTGTTGTTTCCAGTAGTTAGTCTCAACATCATGCGTGTACTGATTGCATGACATCGCTTGTTCCACAAATACTAGAGGAATGCCTAAACACCTTGCGTGGTACAAAGGTGAGTGGTAACCTGTTCCAATAGTAACACTTTTTGCGTAGCGCCCGCAGTGCCGGCGGGCGGGGGGATGAGCTTTATAGTAGCTCCCAAACGTATGCGGTACTGGATTAGACGCACAATCCAGTAAGTGCGTAAAGCGGACGGAACCACCCGCCTAGAGTTGACGACCTTCAGAAGGTCGGCCGTGAGTGATTTTCCACTCATCAACTCTCATTTCATAGTCAACTTCAAGTGTACGGACCATGTGGTTTAAGTCTGCCTTTTCCGCAACCTCTTTCATCTGTGCCCGGCGCATTTCAAAGAGTTCCTTACCATGGTAAAACCATGAGTTAAGAGCTCCATCTATGTTTTGTCCGGCGATGTTTTGAGGGCTTGCATCTTTGCTGTTCATCTGACAGTGCAGCGATTTGAAAATTGAATCTTCCTCCAACACTCCCACATATTGATTGAGTTCCTTGTTGAAATACGATTTCCTTTTCAGGAAGTCGACACTATCAATGGTCATGTAGGGTGTTGGAGTCGCTGTTTTATCTGGCATTGTCAAGATAATGTCCGCTTCTGCTAGCACAGCAGCCATCGACACGTGATTGAATTCGGGGTGGTCAGACGAAACTGAACCGCAAAAATCATCACCATAGGTAATCAAATTCACGATTTTGTTAAAATCTTTCACAGCCGCATTCGAGGTGCGCGTGGATACTAAATAAAGTGCTATTCTGCAGAGTAAACTGTTGACCATGCTGTTAATGAACACCGTGGCGGAATTCCCAGAAGGGTTTCCGCTTAGTGCCTGGAACAGGTCTCCGTTGTACGCCACATAAGCATAGGCGATTTCGGAGGCGAGTCCTTCCATAACAGTAATGTCGTCGGCAGTGTAATGCGGACTCAATTTTGCCAAATCAATGAGGATTCGAAAACTTGCTAACACCAGTTGTGCAGGCATACGCAAATCGTACTTGGAGTAGTCACCGGCCAGAATTTGCTCGTCGCCAAATTTCGTGATATAGCGATGGAGTTGATCCCATTCCGGGCCTTCCGAATTTATCCCAACTGCGCATTCGCTAACTAGCGGAAATACGGAGAAGAGTCTCAAAATCGGAAGGAAATACATCCGCACCCCGAGTGCAAGTGCTATCGGGGACGCTTGGAAAATCCTGACTTTGTCTTTATCCAATTTGGTTGCTTCATCCTTGAAACACGCTTTGAAGATCTGCGTGGTTCTCTCACCTTTACGGTAAGCAGCCCGCAGTCGCTCCAATTCGTCCCAAAATCGTGGTTCGATGTCCTTGGGGCAATGGTGTTTCGTAGATTCAGCTTCAATCAAAACATTGGATTTTGGTCCCGTGAGAGGGAAACCAATGGCTGTCTTGGATTTCATGGCATCAATGTACTTGACTCCGTCCTGACCGCTGATTGTATCAATCTGGGATAATGGCTTGGCTTCCTTGACGTATTTTTTGAATAATGCGTTTGAGGTTAAGCGAGTCCAATACGAATTGACAGCATACATCACCGCTGCGGCATCGAAACCGATGCTGGCATGGGATGACACCTGTAAGGCGGCTGTCCATTTGAAACCCTTGTTGAACTGGGGTGGTCCCCATTTTTGCGGTACTCCACATACTTCAGCGATATGCTCAGATAGTGGAGAAGTACGGACTTCGGTTCGTGGCGTAGAAGCACCAATAACGGTTCCCAGAGGACGAAAGTGCGGTCCTGTTTCGTTATCTTTGGTCAAGAAACGAAATGAACTGCGTTCGTGCACGTTGGTCCCAGTGAAGAACTGAACATCAAATTGCTCGGTATCGAATTTAGTCAAACTCTTGGAAAGAAGTACCCCAGTGTATTCACTGAGAGTTTTCCAAGCTAACTTGTATTGCGATTGAGTTAAGATGCCAAGTCCACCACGAGTCGTGCCGGTCGCTCCGGCGAGATGGAAACCAAGAATTTGTGGTTTCGCATTATCGCTAATGGCGGTTGCCATACACAGACCTTTGAACGTTTCGACAGGTAGTGTGTAGGTTGCACCATTATACGTTCCGGCTTCATGGGCTTCAACTAATGCAGGACTAACCATAGAGATCTTGTATTCAGTGGGCTCACCATTAGCATCGCGATAGTACATGCGAGCTGGTGTCTTGGGAATACCATCTAGTGGTAAATACCCAGATAGATCTAACCAATCCCCTGCGTTTGGTACGTAGACAAGGGAAAGATCCGTCTGTGGGATTTTCACTGAATGAGCATGTGAAAGATTGCTCATCCACTGACTTCCAAGATTATGCTTAGTGCGCCTGGTGAACTTGGCTCTAACCGATGTCATGTTGGCCTCCATTACTGGTCTCCACATATGATTTGGTATCAAGACAACGTTCGATCCGGGGAAGAATGCATCACAGAAATGACGATTACTGCCAATAACGAATTCCATATGTACAAGATTCGCTTTAACATTCTCCCGCAAATGCTCAAAAGTTACGTTGGAGCTTTTAGCGGGAGCTTTGTAAATCGGTATCTCTACAGGGACCCATTTATTGACTTCTCGGTCTCTCTCCTCCACTTCCTCAACGGTTGTGGGGGCGATATTTCCTTGACTCTTCAGCGCACGCATTGATCGCAAACTAGTGACGGCAATGTATAAAATTCCAATTGCCATACTAGCCCCAATAATAGAGGCAGTATAGTTGTCACGTATAGTTGCGAGCAACTTCGGTGCGTGCTGATGGTCCTCGAGAATTTTCTCCCTGATCCTGTTCTTCGAAGCTTCGACCAATAATCTGTGATCAACCGATCGGCCGGCTATATGACTAGCCATCCAAATTCCAGTTGCCCAGATTGTCCATGGACGAAACAGAGAAGGGAAGTAATACATGGTTAATCCCAATCCTAAAACAGGAGCTATGCAATCATACGACCATTTTCCAAGTTCGTTGTAGAAATCCTTGTCATGGCGTCGCGTGTGCATTGCAATCTTATCCAGGTATTTGGGATTGTCCAATACTGATGAGGGAACCCAGTTGGTCCAATTAATCCATGGAGATTGTTCCATCTCCTTGAGATTGGTTAACAATATATCTGTCGAAATGTTCTCGACTAGATGAATTGTACTCTTAACGGATTTCTTTCTGAGACCAAACCTATCCATGACACCCTTTTCAAACCAACCGCCAAATAAATAGCGCCTGATTTTCCTAAGAAAGTGCCGTCCCATGTTCCATGGGACATACCCTGATGAATAGATGGACTTTGCGTGATCAAAAACCGATGCAATGAAAGTTCGTTGAAACAACGGGAGAAAACCCGATTGAACCTCCATGACAGGATCTGGATGAGTGTCCACAAGATTGAAGCGTTTCTTTTCATCTTCAAGGTACTCACAAAATCTGCAAGCTGACTCATCTTCATTTTCTTCGACCGGCATACCACATGCCTTACATAGGCACATCCTTTCAGCGATATCTTTACTAGCTGCAACAACTCTATCTTGATTCTCGAAGTGTTTTTTGCTAGCTCGTTTTAAATAAGCCAAAAGTTGATAAAGTCCAACATTCACCATGTCGATACCATCGAATTGCACAGTTTTCCACCCCACACCATTATCAAGACCGGTAAAGGTGAGATTTTGGTAAGAGGTTTCTACTGTGAAATTCCAAATATCTGGAATCATCGGGGTACCGTTAGGATGACCTTGGTGGACTTTTTCCGAATCGATCATACCATCAGTGGCGAATTGATCTCTTACAGTCACCGTAATCGTAACGTTTTCACGTCTGGTGATTGAAAGAGGGTTATTCGAATAGACACTTGCGCCTCCATCTTTAACATTCTTCGTGATGACGAATACCTTGGGCTTAATGTCAACCTTCCCTTTTTGTGCTAAGTCGGCCATATTGGCTTTGTTTTTCACATTGTTATTGATCGCCAGTACAAGTTCTGTTGGCGGTGTTTGAACAAAGTTAGCTTGGGTGTTGCCCATATCATCAAGAATGATAGCGTTGATGTATGATTTCATTCCGGACATGAAATTTTCCTTTTCATTAACCACTAGAGTCATATTGTCCGTAGATTCGAAGCCATTGGATTTAAGAATAAAAGCAATCAGAATGGGGCATAGTGTGGATTTCCCAACAGCGGATGTTCCGAATAACCCAATTGTATAGGGTGCTACTCGGGATCCTCCACCTGATGTGGTGGTCTGGAAATCGGTCTGCCACGACAACAATTTTTCTAGTTGACGTGTCAGAATGCCGGCCATTGTGCGGTCGCTGTTCCGTTTCTTCAAATTTTCAGCAGTTTCGATGGTGGTCTGGAGCAATTTATCATAGGAGTTGTCATCCATAGAGAGAATGCTCAGATTGCCGTTTGCGTGAAGATTGGAACATTGAAGACAAGCTTGATAATCCTTGGTGAATTTGGTGAACTCTGGATCTCCATCGATTAAGGGTTTCAAACTTCCTGTTTTGAAACACATATACCCACCTTCGATGAAGTGAACAGATAAATCAATAGCTACATCAACCAATTGGTACATGGTTGGTTTCTCTTTCAATTTAGGGAGGGTAAATAGTTCCAGGCCGCCGACTGTTGGTACAATATCAGCGACTTGACACAGGCCAAGCGAAACACATAAAGACAGGACTCCAAGGACGCGATCAACATTCTTACATGATGCAGCGATAGTCCAATTGCGTGCAAATCCTTTAAGATCTTCCAACCACTCGGGGCACTCTTCAATGGGAGTTTCCGTCCCAGATTGAGTTTCATATCGAATGGTAAGTATCTTGTGGATACGCGAGGATATCATTGCAGCGATAGATCCATTGTACATGGTCTTGGCATACATGAAGATGACCGAAGCAGCTCCAATGGACGATTTCACATCACTGAGAGCTAACATACATGCCACTGAATTCTCCACAACGCTTGTCATACTGGTTGTAAAACCAGCTTGAGAAGCGAAACGTGTGGCGAAACTGTTGACCAAACCTTTGACGCCAATTTGTGGTTCTAATCGGTCTTTACGACGATTCGAACGATTATTCTTGCGTTGCGGTTCCGTAGTTGCATCGTTTGTTTTCTTTTTATCTTTTTTCGTTTTTTTCTTTTTTTTGTTTGCCCACCGGGTAGTGGAATCGGAGCAAAGACTACAGTCTTTCTTTCCGAGGCGCTTGTAGACTCTGCGTTCCTCCTTCACCTTGTTAACACCCTCAAAATATCTATTAGATAAATACTTAGAGAGGAAAAAGGACTTTGACGAAGTCTGGATCGCAAAATCACCGGCATAGTCGCCTGAATGGGCAAATCTTGTTTGTCTTCCTACCTTATTATTAGTCCAAATAGGCAGGGCATCTTCTCGAACAAGCGTTTTTTTCGCACGCTTTGTTTTGTTCAAGAAGGAGGCGGGGGGTGCACTCACTCGGTTCGGAGGGGCGGGGCGGGCTCTCCATAGAGCCCCTTGTCCGTCTGCGGATTTCGTAGATTCAAGGTTGGCAACGTTAGGCTTCGAATCACTCATACTATCAGTTAGAGTTCTTCGAGCCCACGTTACACAACCCCAAACCCACGAAACCGGAAGTGCTGTAATCCGATTTCATGAGAGAAGGGACCTCCAAAGAGCTTATACCACACAAATGTATGGATTTCGCATATATCATTGGGCATTGCACCGAACAGCGTGTCGGGATGCCCTCAATATCAAATCTTACGTTGGTCTTGCCCTAGTTTATAGTCAAAAATAAAACATTAACTATTCCCGGTACATGTGGTAATGAGCCACAACCATTGTCGATTCGTAGATGGTAAGGATTTTTTGTGTGCCTGCAGCCTGCAGGCGTGGGATCGCTCAGTTTGGGGCATCTTTAAATAAGATGTCAGGTTTTTAATCTACACGGGCCTGAAGTGGAACTGCGCTATGTCCTAAGTTCCGTGTAATGTTGAATACAACTTTTTCTTTTGTACTACTTATTTGTAGCTTCTGTGCACGTCTCCATCGAAGGAAAACGTCATCTTGGTATATTGCTTAATTAACAGAGCGAATACGAGGATATAAAAATCCTGCATTGCAAATAAATTTCAAATCAATATAGAATTCCAAGGGACTTTACATGGTTAAAAGTCTGCGTATCAGCAGTATTGTTAAAAGAACATTGGGGGGGGGTTCCTAGTGTGTCACAGAAAATCTGCCTGGTAACTAGGAAGTGTAGTGCCAGGATTTTACTCCGTGTGGTGCACGGTCTTTATAAAGATCATGTTAATAAAGGAATAAAGGACAACTATGTTTTATCGTGTTCTCACCAGAACACATAGTTGTGGGCCCTCCCTGGCGGGGGGGGGCCGAATAAATAGATGAACGTGAGTCGTGTTGTCAACTCACATCTAAATATCCGTCATACTAAACACATACCATTCAAATAACGAATGGTAGAGCAGAAAGCGGTGGTGACCGCGGTTATCAGAACAAGTCATACGTCTCACTCGAATAGAGAGCGCACATAATAAAAATGTGTGCACTCTAATCGAGTGGATAAGACTTGTTAAGGGTACTAATAAAGGCACCAATTAACCAAACACCCTT